CACACGAAATGCCCGAAGGGAAGGTTCAAAACGACACGATGGAGGGTACGCAGCTGACATTCGCGTGAAGACTGATACAGGTAGAAGGCTATCGGCGCACGGGACGACTAAAGATATTAAAGCTCTAAGAGAGTTTGTGCTAATACTATTAAAGAACGGTGCTACTGCTATAGGAGCCGGCGATCCATTCAATTATTCAGGTTACATGAATGGAAACCTCCATGTAGATATCGCAACTAAATCACCACATAAGCTTAGCTCAGCATGTTGGGGTGCACTTGGTACTAGTTATAAGAGGGATTATGCACCGCAGTGGTTAATATCAGCTTTTGACAATCGAGTTTAAAATGAAAAATATATATCTAAAACCAGACGTTAATGGATTTGTAAATGAGAAATTTCTCACCGTTGCAATTTCAGATCAAGTACGTAAGACAAAGCTCAACAGCTATATTCCGGCTGAGGCAAATATTCATAAGGTTTATAGTGGTAAACCAGAAGAGTATGCGTTGTACTTTATTTCAATAATGAAAAAGTCTTCTAACCTTAATGCTAACTTTAATAAGGTTCTACAATCATATTCCTCAACAGGCCTTTTGGAAGAGACAGAACGCATAGGCCTGTTTAGTGTGAATCCAGTGACCTGCCCTGAAATTAGTAAGGATGATCTTTTTCTACCCGAGGTTAATATTGTTGAGGGCGTTCGCCTGTACGAAGAGTTAATATTGAGAGAAGGTAAGCTTCCTGATGTAAACGGTATAATTTTTATATAAATAGATAATATGGGATTAAGATCAGATTTTAATATTAACGAGAAGGTACCATCAATCTCTACGGTTGGTAAGTCTGGTCTTTTTGCTGACCTCCCCCTTGATTTTATTCCGCATCCTAACACAAAAGATATTCGTCCTATCACAGATGTTCAAGCTATCCGGCAGGCTGTAAAGATTCTTGTCTTAAGTAACTTTTATGACCGGCCTTTTCATCCTGAACTTGGTGCTAACGTGACACGTTATCTCTTCGAGAATGCCGACCAGTTTACCGCTTTGGGAATTAAAGACGAGGTGTTAAGGATCATCGAAAGACGTGAACCTCGAGTTGCCAACCCAAGAGTAGAAGTACAGCTTGACGAAGAATACAACCGCCTTCTCGTAACAATAGTTTTCCAAATTAGAAATACAAATATCAACACTGAGGTAGATTTCTACCTTGACCGAATCCGATAAAAGACCATGTCACTTAAACAATTAAATATCACAGAACTTGATTTCGACAAGATCAAGGATGAAATCAAATCATACTACAAAAGGACTGATGGACCATTTAAGGACTTTGATTTTGACGGTTCCGGTCTTAATATACTCCTTGACATTCTTGCACACAATACACATTACAATGCTGTACTAGCTCACCTTGCAGCGAACGAATCATTTATGTCTTCGGCACAACTTAGAAAGAACGTTGTAGCCCGTGCAAAAACTCTTGGTTATACACCGAAAAGTTCTTCAGCGTCATCGGTGATTCTTAAGATGACAGGTTTAAACTCGGCTATTACATCTCTTCCAGAAGGTACAGCATTTACATCTTCTGATACATTAAATAATGAAACCTATAACTTTGTTACTTTTGAAAATATCACGGTTGCGAACGGTACACCATTTACAGTTTTCCAGGGTTCAATTAAAATAAAGGAATATATATTTGATGATAAAGTTCCCAATCTTAAATTTGAAATACCTGACGCAAATATTGATAAGTCAAAAGTTATATTGACAGTTAGTGATTCTGTTAGTAGCACACAGAAAGAAGTTTATACTCAGTTTTCTGAACTTCCTGGTTTAGACGGTACGACAGCAGTTTATTTTCTTAATGAGAATCCGAATGGCAAATATGAGATTTCATTTGGTGACGGAGTAATAGGTAAAAAGCCTTTGCCCGGCTCTCTTATATCAATTAAATATTTAACTACAGATGCAGCTGCGGCAAATGGTTTATCAGTATTTACAACAACAGATTCTTTGTTTGATGGGTTTACTAAACCTTTAATAGAATCTGAGTCTGCTTCCTCTGGTGGAGGTTCAAATGAAAATATTGAAAGTATCAGAGCAAATGCTCCTCTTCAATTTGCATCTCAAAACAGGGCTGTTACGGTCGACGATTATAAGGCTATTGTTCGTAGTAACTCAACTGCAGAAACAGTATCAGTTTGGGGAGGAGAGGATAACATCCCGCCTGAATACGGCAGAGTCTTTATCTCAGCAAAACCAGCGGTGGGAAATACCCTTTCCGATTCCGAAAAAAACAGGCTATTACCTATATTAGACTCAAAGGGGATCTTAACGGTTCGACCTAAGTTTGTTGATCCAGAAATTATCTCTATATATTTTAATATTTTTGCAAATTACAATTCTACTCTGACTAACCTTTCTCCAGGTGGTATATCATCAGTTATTAGAACAGGCCTTGGAGAATTTAGTACTACATTCCTTGAAACCTTTGAAGGAATATTTAGATATTCACAATTTTTAAATTACGTTAATGATTTAGATCCTTCAATCTTAAGTGTGTTTGCCAGGGTATTTTGTAAGAAAGACTTTATTGCAACCCCTTCTAACAATGCTCCATATAATTTAAATTTTGAGTTTGAGCTGGAAAAACCTCAAGATCCAACTCAATCATTAATAACATCTACAGGATATGATTTTGGTAATGTTACATATTTCTTTAAAGATGAAGAATCTTCGACAGAAAATATTAGAAACATATATCGTTATTCTCTTAATGCAGATGATGTTGAAATTTTAGATAAAAGAAATTGTGGAACAGTAAATTGCTCAACAGGTATTGTTGAAATTAATGATTTCTCTATAACAGCTGAAACAACTATTTCAATTTTTGTTAAACCGGCATCAAACGATATAGCTCCCAAGAGAAACCAAATTATAGAGGTTGATTTAACTAATACAACAATAGAATCAACAATTGACACTATTGCCGTTCGCGGCACATCAGGTGCAAGTGAATATGTTACAACACCACGCGAAGACTACTAATGCATACATCGATTGCCAGTTATAGACCTCCTAATCACGAGAGATCTAAAGTAAGAGAGCTCATCCCACAATATATTAGGGATGGAGCATCTAATTTGATTTCTTTCATGGAAGAGTACTATGATTACTTGAATCGCGAGGGGTTTGCTTCATACGAACTAGGACATGCTATCGGTGAAAATGATATTGATTTTACTAGTGAAAAATACCTTAATGCTATTCAAAACGAGATTGCAAAGGTAGTCCCTAACTCAACTGTAGTTGATAGAAATACCCTCTACAAAAGAATAGTTCATTATTACCGTGTTAAAGGAACACCTGAAAGTGTTAATGTCTTTTTCCAAATAATGTTTGACAGTATAGTTGAGGTCTATTATCCTTCTGATAATTTATTTAAATTATCGGCAGGAACCTATGACAAAGCAAGTAGTGGATACAGTAAACGAAATGGGAATTTATCAGGGATTGATAAAATTCAAGACTCACACTTTTGGCAAGATTTCAGTTATCAAATAAAATCTTCTATTTCTATTGAACAATGGATAGATTCATTTGAACGTCTAGTACATCCTGCAGGAATGAAATTTTTTGTTTCTGTTCTTGTTGAATCTGTGCTAAGAAATCGATGGGAAGATTTCCTAACATATAAAGGTACTGTTGATAATCCAGATAAATGGATTGATACAGACTTAAGGCCTCCTAGATTAAGAACTATTAACTCTTCTGAAGGTTATCACACACCTAGACACCAACCAGGATGGCTTAGTGCTTCTATTGCAGAATTTGTTAATCCCGTATTTGAAAATTATTATGGATCTTCAGAACCTAATAACCCTAACAATTCTTTCTTTGATCGAGTTGTAACAATTGATGCTATAGTTAACATTATTAATGCTAATTGGTCAAACAGTATTAATGCTGAACAATACTTTACTAGAGGATTCTGGGATGACCCGGCATGCCTCTCTGAACAGGAAGGTACGGATACAGCTCCGGAGTTGGCTCACCTCCGGAAGGGAATTTCGTCAGGCCTGACGTTGTTTGAGGTACCTCTATCACTTTTAATTAACGAATACCAACAAGAATACAAAGCAGGCAGATTAGAGG